CAAGGGAGCCGGAGCAAAAGAGCATTGGTCGGCGATCTTCGATGCTCTGAACATGCTTGAGCAGTTCAACCAGATGCCGCAAGTGATGACCGGGGCGCGTGACTACATCGAGTCCATGCAAACAGTCATCGTCAACATCCTTGACCGAGCCAAGGAAGGCAAGCGGGCTCTTTACCCGACCGAGTTGGAAGACCTGCGCGGCTTCGCTGACCTGTGGGCCGATGTGCTGACAACAGTCACCCACCGGGATTACTACGTGTGCGAGACGAAGACGCATCAACGGCTTGTCCAAGTCCTGCGCGAAGGCAAGGGCGTCAAGGTTTTGGAGGCTGCGTAATGGGCCTGCATTCATTCGCCATCCGCCTCGCCAGTGACGCCCACTGCATCGCCGACAACAGCGTGTATGCGCTGAGGTTCTGCCCGCACATCCTCGCCACCCTGACCGGGCCAGGCTTCAGCCATGCAAACCGCAAGTTTGCGCCCCTCTCGATTCATGGCGTCCTGCACTTCGCAGATGTCATCACCGGCACGCTCTATGACGCAGCCGGAATCCATCACTCAAGCCCTCGGCTTCAGGTTGTCGGCCTACCGAGTGCTGTTGTTGAAGCCGACGTGACGGAGGTGCGCATTGACTGACCTTTGGAGCCTGTTTCGTTCGACCTGGCCCGGCATCCTTGCGGAAAAAATGCCGAGCGGCTTGAGCCTGTCCAAGTTCATCATGCCGAGGGCGCAGTATTTCGAGCCCAACCCGGCCAACCTGTTGATCGTGCTCACCGGGGAAGTCTCCGAGCGCATCAGCAGCCACACCGGGCGCGAGGCAGTTGTCAGGGTGTACGAAGCCCGCGAAATCATCCTCGCTCGTGCGGGGTTCCTCTACACCGAGGAAAAGACTCACATGCTCCAACTCGGCCAGGGCTGGGAAATGCTTTTGCCCGAGGTGCAAGCCTTGGTGCAGATGCACACCGCAGCCGAGATGATGGAGATCAAGCGCCGTTTCGCATCGGCTCAGGTGGACACGGTGATGGAGCGTGTGTCCGCCTACATCCAAGAGCACGGAATCAAGCCCGAGACAGCCTGCCGGGCGGACATCGGGCGCCGCGTTGGGTGCTCGCCGCGCAGTGTTTCGGACGCCTTGCAACAACTGATGGGGGTGGAATGAGCGAGGCAATTGACCCAAATCGAGCCATTGATTTCATGGTCAAGAAGGCTGGAGAGTTTGCGCAAGCCCGAGCCAATCGCGTCTACATGGAGGAATTCCGAAAGACGCTCAAGGCGCAACTAATGGCCCGCGACAAGTCTCTGCCTCTGGCGGCGCAAGAGCGAGACGCATACGCCGATCAGGCATATCAAGCCCACCTTGAAGGCATGAGGGAGGCCGTCGAAGCAGAGGAGACGCTTCGATGGCAACTCATTGCGGCACAGGCACGGGTTGAGGTGTGGAGAAGCCAAGAGGCAAGCGCGCGTGCAGAGGGGAGGGCCGTCCGATGACCGCCAAAGTAATCGAACTAGACCGCGCAACCATCGAAGACGCATCGAAGGTGCTGCGCGCCATCGCCGATGAGGTGGACTCCGGCAAGTACGGCAAGGTCAAGGCCGCTGTTGTCATCCTTGATGCCGATGAACTAGCCCTGTTTGGCGCTGGCGACGCAGCCCAATACAAAGCCGTTTGGATGCTTGAGGCGGCCAAGTTGGAGCTGTTGCCATGACCTGCCAAGCCTGCGAATACGCGAAAGAGCACGAACACAGCGGGCTCTATCACGCGAGCTGCCCAGAGTGTCAACACCGGATGTTCCTTCAGGTCATGCCGCTGCACCTTGACAACCTCAAGCGCACACCAGGAACCGAAGACCGCCGCGCCTACCTGGAGACAGTCCAACGCAGGCACGGCGAGCGTGCAGTCAGCGCCCTGAAGGCGGCTTACTTGGAGTGGTGGGAGGCCAGGAAATGCGCCAAGTGATCCAACAGGGGCACAAGTACATGCACTTGCAACTCGCCAAGCCCGTGATTGTGCTGGAGGTGCTGCCCTTCTTCGCCCGAGTTGGCGTCATGGCCCTGCCTGATGCGCCGTGGTTTCACAGGATCGAGGAGGTTGAATTTGAAGACCTGCGCCCCTTACCCATGAAGTATTTCGGAGGGGAGGTGCCGCGTGCAGACCAAACCTAAAGCCAAGAAATGCAAGGCCAAAGACTGCTGCAACTACTTCATTCCTCGCAACTCCATGCACTCGGTTTGCGGCCCTGTCTGTGCCTCAAAGATGGTCAGAGAGAAGCGGGAGCGCGAGGAAGCGAAAAAACTCAAGGAACAGCGGAGAAAAGACCGAGAAACCCGCGACCGTCTCAAGACAAGATCGGATTGGATCAAGGATGCGCAACGAGAGTTCAACAGGTACGTCCGGCTCAGAGATCGTGGAACGTGCTGCATTTCGTGCGGTGTTGTCCTGGCATTGGAGTCATCCGTCGGTGGTGGATATGACTGCGGCCATTTCCGATCCGTCGGGTCGGCCCCTCATCTCCGCTTCGACCCAGATAACGCTCATGGTCAATGCAAGAAGTGCAACCGATACGGAGCGGGCCGAGTGGTTGAGTACCGTCAAGGGCTTGTTTCTCGGCTCGGTGTGGATGTCGTCGAGCGTCTGGAGTCCGACCAATCCGTCAAGCACTACAGCACCGAAGACCTCAAAGAAATCGTCAGAACCTACCGAGCCAAGTGGAAAGAACTTGCCAAGCAATCCGAATCATCCTGAGGTGCCCAAATGTACAAGTACGGATGCACAGGAAAGACCAAGTTCCTCACCTTCTCCCAAGCCTCAAAGCGGGCCAAGATCATGACCAAACGCTCCGAATGCGGCCTTGACGCCTACCACTGCACTCATTGCAACCAATTCCATGTTGGCGGCTCCCGTTCGTTCAAGAAGCGCGACACACGCAAGGAGTGGTGAGATGGGAAGGCCGAGCAGTTACAGCGAAGAGATTGCAGACAAGATCGTTGATCGCCTCATGGAAGCCTCCATCCGCAAAGTGTGCGAAGAAGAGGGCATGCCGGATCGCAATACGGTGAATCGTTGGATGTTGATTCATCCGGAATTTGCGGCCAAGTGCGCGCGCGCGCGAGAAATCCGGGCGGCGGCTTACGTCGAAGAAACCATTGAGATTGCCGACCAGCCTGCGCCGACAAATGCGTTTGGCTCGGTTGATGGCGGCGCCGTGCAGGACAAGAAGGTGAAGATTGCCGCGCGCCAGTGGTACGCCGAGAAGATCGACCCGCGCCGGTTTGGTCAGAAAGTCGCCATTGGCGGCGCCGAAGACCTGCCGCCCCTCAAGAACCTGACCGACGACGACCTGGAAGCGCGCATTCGGGCGAAGCTGGAGGCGATGAATGCCAGCAAACCGGAGTGACCGCGAGGAATTGCTGCTGCTGCTGGAGGAAAAGGAGCGCCGAGCCAAAGACCGGCGCCACTTGACGCTGTTTTCCACGCTCTACGACTGGCAGCGTGAATTTCTGGCCGCGACAGCGCGCTATTCCCAATGCTGCCTGATCGCAGCAAACCGGATCGGCAAGACCTACACGGGCACTTACGCCGATGCTGTCCACGCTTTGGGAGACTACCCAGAAGGATGGGATGGGCACCGATTCAGCCATGCCCCGCTGATCTGGTGCCTTGGCTACTCAGGCGAGAAGACGCGCGACCTCCTGCAAACCCAGCTTGTGGGGCGCAAGGACGGCGACAAGTTCCTGGGCGGGCTGATCCCTGCTGATCGAATCCTGGGCTATGAGTCCATGACGGGCACGCCCAACGCTGTGCGGACGCTGCTGGTCAAGCACGCGACCGGCGAGGTGGCGCGAATTCAGTTTTGGAGCTACAGCCAGGGGCAACACGCCCTGATGGGCGACGGTGTCGATTGGTATCACATCGACGAGGAACCGCGCGACAGCACGATTTTCCCGCAGGTGTTGGTGCGGACTGCGACCGGCGACAAGGGCAAAGGCGGGCGCGGAATCCTGACTTTCACGCCAGAAAACGGGCGCACTGAGTTGGTGTTGCAGTTCATGGAGACACCCAGCCCGGCACAGTTCTGCATGCGCAAAGGGTGGGACGATGCGCCTCACTTGTCCGAGAAGGTCAAGGAAGACTTGCTCTCATCATTCCCGGCTCATCAGCGCGAGATGCGCACCAAGGGCGTGCCGATGCTTGGTCATGGGCGCATCTACGACCTGGCCGAAGACGATGTGGTGTGCTCGCCGTTCGACATTCCGCCTCACTTCCGCGTCATCAACGGCCTTGACTTCGGTTGGGATCACCCGCAAGCCCATGTCCAGCTCGCCATTGATCCAGACAACGAGATGTTCTATGTGACGCGCTCATGGAAGAAGCGTCACACCTTGGCCGACGTGGCCTATGGAGCCGTGAAGTCCTGGGCCGCTGGCGTTCCTACTGCCTGGCCTGCTGACGGGCTCCAGACAGAGAAGGGCAGCGGCAAGCAGCAGAAGGCGTATTACTCCGAAGCGGGCTTCAACATGCTCCCGACCCACGCGACTTGGCCGGACGGATCAAACGGGGTTGAGGCTGGATTGCTGGAAATCCGCGACCTGATGCTCAAGGGCAAGTTCAAGATATTCCGTGGTCAGCGGGATTTGCTGGACGAGTTCTTGCAGTACCACCGTGACGAGAACGGGAAGATCGTGAAGGTAGGCGAGGACGTTCTGGACGCCATGCGCTATGCCTACATGATGCGCCGCGCTGCCGTGCCGTTTGCTGATGTTGGCAAGCCAAAGCGCCCGACCGTAACGCCTATCCCTGTGCGATCACCATTTGCACGGCGGTAGGGGTAGCCTTTACCATTTGCAGGCGGAAGTCCGTCCGCTGAATTCCGACCCGCTTGGGTCCGCTGAGTAGTCGAGCCGCCAGCAGCTCATTCGCCCTCTAGGGGAATGAAGCTCATGAGCCGCCCGACGAACGCTGAAAAGCACGCCACGATCCACGCCGAAGCCTTGGCGTTGTTCAACCGAATCCAGTCCGCACAGCAGGAAACCCGCCTGCAATGCCTGGAGGATCGGCGCTTCTATTCCATTGCCGGTGCGCAGTGGGAAGGCCCGCTCGGTGAGCAGTTCGACAACCGCCCCCGCCTTGAGTTCAACAAGGTTCACTTGGCGGTCATTCGCATCATCAACGAGTACCGAAACAACCGGATCACCGTTGACTTCCAGACGCCGGACGGCTCAACCGATGACGAGATGGCCGACGCTTGCGACGGTCTGTTTCGTGCGGATGAGAAGTACAGCACCGCAGATGAGGCGTATGACAACGCCTTTGAGGAAGCTGTCGGTGGTGGCTTTGGTGCCTTCCGCCTGTGCGCCAAGTACGAAAACGAGGATGACGACGAAGACGACCGCCAGCGGGTTCACATCGAGCCTATCGTCGATGCTGATTCGTGCGTGTTCTTCGACTTGTCGGCCAAGCGATACGACAAGGCAGATGCTAAGCACTGCTTTGTGCTGACTGGCACGACGCCTGACGCCTACAAGGAAGAATGGGGCGACGACCCGGCGACCTGGCCCAAGGAAATCACCCGCAGTGAGTTTGATTGGTGCGGATCTGACTTCGTTTACGTCGCCGAGTTCTACAAGGTCGAGGAAGTCTCTGACCCGGTGATGATCTTCCGCTCCATGTTCGACGGCTCGGAGAAGTCACACCGCAAATCTGAGCTGGACGCCGATCCAGCCATCCAAGACGTGTTGACGGCCACCGGCTACCGCCTGGCGCGCGAGAAGAAGTCCAAGCGCAAGAAGGTGCACAAGTACCTGATGAGCGGCGGCAAGATCCTGGAGGACTGCGGCTACATCGCCGGTTCGTGCATTCCCATCGTTCCTGTGTACGGCAAACGCTGGTTTGTGGACGGAATCGAGCGGTGCATGGGCCATGTTCGTTTGGCAAAGGACGCCCAGCGTCTGACCAATTCGCTCATGTCCTGGCTGGCCGACATGGCAGGGCGCTTCGACATTGAAAAGCCCATCCTGACGCCTGAGCAGATCGCCGGCCACGCGCAGCAATGGGCTGATGACAACATTAGCCGCTACCCCTATTTGCTCATCAACCCGATCACCGACGCAACGGGGCAGCAGGTTGCATCTGGCCCCGTTGGCTACACCAAAGCCCCGACCGTTCCGCCTGCAATGGCTGCCCTGGCGCAGTTGGCAGAGCAGGGGCTGTCTGACCTGCTGGGTAAGCAGGAAGCCGGCGAGCAGATGCAATCGAACATCTCCGGCAAGGTGGTGGAACTCGTCCAGAACCGGCTTGACATGCAGGTTTTCATCTACATGAGCAACCTTGCCAAGTCGATGAAGCGATGCGGCGAAATCTGGCTGTCCATGATGAAGGACATCGCTGTGGAGCCTGATCGCAAGATGAAGACCATCGACAAGGACGGTCAGGTCGGCGCTGTCGTTCTGAATCAGCCGATGTTTGACGCCGAGAAGGGCGAGGACTACCTGGAAAACGATCTCAGTCAAGCGATGTTTGAGGTGGATGTGGATGTCGGCCCGAGCAGCAGCAGCCGCCGATCATCCACTGTGCGCAGCCTCACTGCGCTGATCTCGATCACCGAAGACCCGCAGACCAAGCAAGCCTTGACGCTCGCAGCCATTGCCAATATCGAAGGCGAAGGCCTGCAAGACCTGCGCGATTGGGCGCGCGCCTCTGCTGTCCGTGCTGGCGTGGTCAAACCGACCGAAGAAGAGTTGCAAAAGATGGCCGAAGAGCAGGCCAGCCAGCAGCCTGACCCGCAGGCGCAATTGGCTGGTGCCTTGACTCAGCAAGCCCTCGCAGACGCCGAGAAAAAGCGCGCCGACACGGTCAATGCGCTGGCATCTGCCGACCTCAAGGCCGCACAGGCTCAGAAGGTCGCAGCCGAGACAGACGGCGCTCGCGTGTCTTCCATGATCGACGCAGCCGACGCCATCCAGCGCGTCAGCACACCGCCCGATCAGGTCATGCCAATGGCCCCGCCAACGGCCATGCCCACGCTCTAAACCGATCAAACGCGGAAAAACATCCGAGATCGATATGGGGGGTGCTCGGCATCCTCAAAACCCATGGTGACCCCCGGCCAGTCCTCGGGGAGCAATGGGATTTTGAGTGATGACCGACCAGGCAGATACCGAACTGGCGACCCTTGAAGACGCGGCACAAGACCTGCCGACGGACGAGCAACACACCCCTGAAACCATCGAGAGCGAGACGCCCGAAGGACAGGAAGCCCAAGCGGCTGAAGGTGCCCCGTCTGTCGATGCACAAGCCGATGACGAGGTTGTTGTTTCGTTCGGCGATGAGGCCCCGCCCGCCTCGGAAGACGACGAGAACCGCGCCCCTGCATGGGTCAAAGACCTGCGCCGGGCCAACAGAGAAAAAGACCGCCGCATCCGCGAGCTTGAGCAGCGTCTGAACTCTGGCAGCCAGCAAGCCGAACAGGCTGTTGTTGTCGGGGCAAAGCCTGACTTGAATGATCCGGACATCGACTACGACCAAGAGAAGTACGACAAAGCACTTCTCGCGTGGCACGAGCGCAGGCTTCAAGCCGAGCAGCAACAAGCCAAGAAGGTTGAAGCCGAGAAGTCCGCGAAGGAAGCATGGGTCGCACGGGTCAAGACCTACGAACAGGCGAAAGCCTCGCTCAAGGTCGCTGACTTCCAAGACGCTGAAGACGCACTGTCCGACACGTTGAGTGTGACCCAACAAGGCGTGATTTTGTCCGGTGCTGAAAAGCCCGAGCTGTTGGTCTACGCGCTGGGCAAGGCCCCGGCAAAGCTCAAGGAACTCGCCGCCATCACTGACCCCGTCAAGTTCGCATTCGCAGTTGCGAAGCTGGAGACGCAGTTGAAGGTGCAACCACGCAAACAGGCCCCCGCGCCTGAACGTCGAGTGACTGGCTCTGTGCCGGTTGCTGGTGTGGATCAGACCCTTGCCCGCCTGGAAGCGGAAGCCGAGAAGACCGGCGACCGGACCAAGGTGGTTGCGTTCAAGCGGCAACAGCGCATGTCTTCCAAGTGATCGCCACCTGAAAGGCCCTTGCCATGGCAAACGCATTCAACAAAGAAGAGCGAGTGATGTTCGATGAACTGCTCGCAGGTTTCCAAGACTCTCTGACCGTCTCGCGCCAGGTCGCCGTGTTCAACACTGACCAGCAGATGATGGCCCGCACCAATGACGTCATCTGGCGTCCGATGCCCTACATCCTGCCGTCTTACGATGGCCTGGATCAGTCGTCGAACTTCAACGACAAGACCCAACTGTCGGTGCCTGCCACCATCGGCTTCAAGAAGTCGGTTCCGTTTGCCCTGGATGCCGTCGAAGCCCGCGACATGCTGCAATCCGGCCGCATGCGTGATGCCGCCATGCAGCGCCTGTCGTCTGACGTGAACGTGGCTGTGACCAACGTGGCTTGCCTGCAAGGCTCGCTGGTTGTCAAGCGCACCGGCTCCATCGTCGGCTTCGACGACGTGGCCGCCTGCGAAGCCATCGCCCGCGAGCAAGGCGTGGACATGTCGGACGCCTCGATTGCCATCCATGTGCGCGAGTACAACGCGATGGCCGCAAACCTGGCGAACCGTGCCCAAGTGCAAGGCAAGACCGAAACGGCCTATGACCGCGCCCTGATCGGTCGCATCGCCGCCTTCGACGCATTCAAGGCCGACTACACCTACCGCCTGACCGCTGCCGCCGGCACGACCGTGACCGTCAACGGCGCCAACCAACGGTATGTGCCCAAGGCCACCAGCACCGCAGGCACTGGCGAAACCGGCAACGTGGACAACCGCTTCCAGAACCTGACTGTGACCGTCTCGTCCGGCACGATCAAGGTGGGCGACTGCTTCACCATCGCTGGCGTCAACGCTGTGCACCAGATCACCAAGGCCGACACCGGCCAGTCCAAGACCTTCCGCGTGACTGCGATTGTCTCGGGTGGTGGTGGCTCTGGCGTCATCACGATCACTCCGCCCATCGTGGCTGCTGACTCTTCGCCCACTCAGGCCGAGACTCAGTACAAGAACGTGACCGCCACGCCTGCGAACGGTGCAGCCATCACCTGGCTGAACACCGCCGCCGCCAACGTGCAGCCGTTCTGGACTCGTGACTCCATCGAGATCCTGCCTGGTCGCTACGCCATCGACGACGCTGGCATCAGCGTGATGCGCGGCACCACCGACCAGGGTTTCGAACTGGTGATGACCAAGCAAACCGGCATCGACGGCCTGAAGACCAAGTACCGTGTGGACGCGATGTTCGGTGTGGTCAACCGCAACACCGAAATGAACGGCGTGCTGCTGCTGCAACAGACCTGATGGTCTGAAGCGCAGGCCTGACGCAACCCAAGGGCCGCCGCTGCGCGGCCCTTTTTCTACCCGGAGCAAGCATGTCCGACCAATTCCCCAAGATGCTCTACAAGGCTGGCGGTGCAGAAGAACTGCACGGCGGCAACTTTCACACGTTCATTGCTCAAGACGAGCAGGACGAAGCCGCAGCCCTGGCCGATGGCTGGCATCTGACCACGCCTGAAGCTGTCGAGGCGAGCAAGCCTCAGGCAGTGGCCGATGAAACCAGCGACGAGCCGCCCACCCGCGACGAGCTGGAGCAGAAGGCCAAGGAACTCGGCATTGAGTTCGATGGCCGCACCGGCGACAAGACGCTGGCAAAGAAGATCGCTGCCGCTGTTGCCGGCTGATCGGGTGAGCCATGAGCCGAACCAAACGCGAATTGATCGCTGATGCGCTGGGTGAGCTGGCGCTGAGCGGTTCGGCGTTCGACATCGAGGTCGAAGAGTTCGACCGGGCTTTGTCGCGCATGAACCAGATGGTTGCGGCGTGGGAGCGGCTCGGAATTCGCATTGGCTATCAGTTCCCGGCTGGCCTGGATGACGCCTCTGGTTTGGCTGATACCGATGAACTCGCTGTGACCTTGAACCTGGCTGTGAGCCTGGCGCCTGGCTACGGCAAGCAACTGGACGTTGGCACCCGCAACAACGCCGCCAATGCATACAAGGCATTGCTGATTGATGCAGCGCGGCCCGCTCAGCAGAAGCAACAGAACGTTGTGCCGATTGGTCAGGGCAATGCGCCTTGGCGCGGCACCCGTGACGCCTTCTTCCCGAACCCATCCGAGTCCCCTCTGAGCATTGCTCAGGGCGGGCAGTTGGACATCGCACAGGAGTGACCGACGTGGCCTCACTTGATCGACTCAACGAGGGCGCGCTGAGCACGGCGGCGCAACTCGCTTTCTACGACCCTGCCAATGGTGCGGATCGCCGCGCGTCGATTGCTGCGCTGATCGCTCTGATTCAGTCGTCTTTGACTGAGTCGGGTGACTTGGTCACGCAGTACGCAAGCCCGAACGCAACCGGCTTTTCTGTGACCGTCGCTCCGCCTTCGACCGGCGCGAATGTGCACCTGCTGATGACGCCTCTGGCTGGTTATGCGGCGGGAACGGTTGTCATGCCCGCATCGCCTGTTGATGGTCAACAAGTGGTTGTGACCAGCACCCAAGCAGTCACGACGCTGACCGTTTCCGGCAATGGCGCATCGGTCAACGGCGCCCCGACGACTCTGGCCGCAAACGGCTATTTCCGCCTGCGCTACGACCAGATCAACAACAGTTTTAACCGCATTGGATGAGGTGAATCATGCCGACCATCAATCAAAACGCATCAGCACAGATCGCCCTCACTGCTGGTCAGTGGATCAAAGTCACCGGCACGGGCATTGCAACGCTTCTTGTGGGGCAGTCCAAGGGGCAGCCGCAAGTCATCACCAATTCCGGCAAGGTCGGCCCGTTCGACTTCGCGCAAACGGTGAGCCTGACCGCTACGGGCGGCGCACTGACTTACACGGTCTTGCAGGATCGTGACGAGGCCCTGGTTGTTGAGGATGCCTCTGGCGTGCCAACCGGCCTCATCACCCCAGACGGCCATCCGGTGGGCGGTGGTGTGGTTGGCTTTGCAGTGTACCCCCCGACCCGCGACAGCCTGGGCATCGAGGTTGCTGTGTCTGCCTGTGTTGCTGCTGGTGGCGGCACGGTGGTTTATGAGGCGGCGGATTACACGATCACCTCCGATCACACGTTGGTCAGCAATGTGTCGCACATCGGCGTGCCCGGTCGCTTGACCTTCTCCGGCGACATTCCGGACGCCGATTACGCTTCCAGCGGCGGCACGCGCTTCCTGTTGGATGCTGGCGTGACTGGCTTCAAGTTCAACAATACCGCGCTGGGTTCTGTGTCTTCGACGATTGCCGAAACGGCGCTGTCTGGAGTCGAGATCGCCGGCATCACGTTCGTTGGG